TATCTAAAGAAGCAAGTTTATAAAGTTTATTGTTATTAATAATATTAATGGCACATCTATTATTATTAAGATTTAGTAAGAACTTTGTTTGGAACAAAGGACAGATACAAGGAGTTCACGAAGAAATTGAACAGAACATTGATAACAGAAAATACCCAATAACAAAGACTAGAAAAGGATATTGCATACCTAACAGTTGTGAGGGGAAATTTTTGTTTTATAGAGTTAAAAAAGAGATAATTGCAGACTTTACTAGAGATTTGGGAGGGATAATTCTCAATCCTGAACCGAATAACATAACCATCAAAGATATATTTAGAAAGAAAACAAGTATAAGTGAAAAGGCAAGTGTAGGAAAATTATTTAAATTAATACAATATTTTTTTAAAATTATTAATATGAAAAAAAGAACAGCATCAGTTCTATTTGTATTATCAATTTTGTTATTATCTCCTTTTTGTTTTATACTTGGAGTTTTAGTCCTTGTTAACCCTGTCAACCCTGTTCCAAGAAATATGGAGAAAAGAAGAGAACCGTTCTCTACTACTTGGCATCATCATTATATCTTTGGTATGTTACAAGACCCAAAAGATGGAGGTCAGGACGATGTCTTATGAAGCAAATAAAAGTTTTATGATTCAGTTCATGACAAAGAATACATTTGACCCACAAACAAACGAAGTAATCAAACAAGGTGAAATAATTAATAAGATTATAGACATCCCTGATAGGTTTGTTATGCTTATGGATTTCCCGAATAATTTTGGCGAGATAATAATAAAACATAATAGTGATTTGTGTGATTTAGAGAATCTTAAAGATATAGACTTTGTTTGTGTTACAATGACTAATGACCCTTATTGTGAGTTCTCTGGTGGTATTGTTAATTTGGGTTCATATTGTATTAGATGGAGACTTATGAACGGTGCTTTGATTTCTACCAACCCCTTGATATTCAAAACTGACTTCTTAGATGGGTGTATATTCTCTGAAACAATACCTTTGAGGATACCAAATAAGGTTAATGGTGATATTGGAACTAGGTTTGTTAATAATAGTGAGAACACTTACCAAGTACTAGATTACAAATTTGGAGATAGCCATGATAAAGATTTTCATTTGAAATATTCTTGTTATGATTATGACGAAAAAACAGCAAAATCTATATATAGAATTCAGAACATAATGTCTGCTTATAACCTCTGCGAACTAAGAGAAGAGAAAGTCCAAAAAAGTGTTGAAAATATGTTAAATTACCACCGATTACTTTATAAATAGTAAATTTTATATAAATATTTCTAATCTTTATCTTCAAGCCTTGTAATAGTTATTATTAACAAATAAATTTAATTATAAATATGTTTTATTTTGGTAGGGGAGGGGTACTACCCTACCCCCACCCCTAAGAAAGTGATTTTTTATTGTATTTTATCATAGAATTATTAAATAATTATTGTATTTTTATTATAGAATTAAATAAAATTAAGAGTATTAAAATTGGATAGAATTAATCCCATCCAATTGCACTCCAATAACCATCTTCATCATCTGATGTTACGATAGTTATTGCACTCCCAGCCAAAGGGAATGTTTCATTAACAACTGATTGAGTTGCTATTACTGAACTTCCTTTTGGTTGAATTTGGAAATGTTCACAAGTTTTTAAACCTGTATCTACATTCCCACCAGTATCGCCTGCTGTACCATTGGTATAAGTACCAAAAGACATAACTTTGTCTCCGAATACTGATTTCGCTGTTATTGTTGAACTGAATGCCATTTTTAATTATTTTTGTTTTTTATTTGGATAACTTTATTTGGTTCTTCCTTTTTAGGTTCTTCCTTTTTAGGTTCAATAATGCTTTTTTTCTTCTTTACACCTTTGATTTTGAAACCTTTATTTAAAAAGAAATCGACTGTTTTATCCATCTCTTTATCATTTGAGAAATAGTAACCGTTATTTTTGTCAAATAATACATTGTTACCTTTGTCATCTCGATATTGAGCCTTTTGCTTTGTCTGTTTTGGATTAATTACTTGTCTTGCCATATATAACACCACATAAATAAGGTTTATAAACCTTATTATTTCAAGTCCCTAATCTTACCTTGTGCAGCAAAGTTAACACATTTTAGCTCTCCAGCAGTCATAAATATACCTTTTGTTTGCAGTTCGTTCAATAGTACAACATCGTTTGTGTTTGTTTCAATGTTCACAGTAGGAGCAGCAACTTCAAACCATAGATATTCAGTGTTCACAAAATAAATTCTTGAAATTGTGTCTGAAGCAACATCCTTATCAATTATCATTGGGATACCCATAACTTTTGAAACTTCTATCATTGAATCATTTCCAGCATTAGTTTGTATTCCGTTAACACCAACTGAAACTCTTTCGATAGTCATTCTGCCTTGTGACTCGAATAATGCATCGATATCACTTGCAGTGTCGTAACCAGTGATTATAACATTAGGTCTTTTCCCACTGTTCTCTTCAACACTCCTAACAGCAGTTCTAAGTAAATCTTTAGTCAAAACTCTATCAGTTCCTGAATTGTGGTCAACATAAGCATCATAAGCAGTACTTGCACTTCTATCTGCTCCATATATGTCAGCATCACCAGCATCAGCTAAAGCGGATTCTTCACTCTGACTTGAACAAACTCTGTCAATAGATTCAAAGTTATTACTTGCCAATGTTGAAACATCCACATGAAACATTTGATTGATTGCTGCAACATGTTCTTCTCCCATATCTCTTCTTAATTGGTCTATTGTCAAGTCATCATTACCAGCCCTAGCCCTCAAGTCTTTCAATATACTAGAGTTGTATGCATGAACAACATGTTTTAAATCTAAAGCAAGTTCTGCATAAGTTGGTAAAACAGTAGCAGGGATTGTTCCATTTTCTGAAATTCCACCAGACCCAAGTGTCACTCCTCTAGCAGTTTTAACTCTGAACCCTGCTTTTTGGTATGGTTTCTTAGGAAGAATTTGCCATGTTTTTGCAGTCTCATTTAATTGATTCCATACTTCTGCACCATACACATCATTAGCAGCACCTGCTGTTGTTGTTAGTAACGGTGCATCTGCTTTTGATACATCAATATTTCCACCATAATATAGTGCCTCCAAATCTTGTATTGTATTAATATTTTTATTTATTTCTTTGTAATCTTTCATTTTAATTGCCTCTTCTTTGTGCTAGAACTTCATATGAACTAGCCTTCCCTCTTGCAACATCTAGAGCACTCAATTTCTTAATTGGTTCTGTTGCAGGTCTTTCTGACTTAATAACTTTTGTAGCCTTGAACTTCTTTTTGAGTTCTAATAGTTCAGATTTTACTTTTTCTAATTCGTCAGACTTTTCTGTTTCCTTAGGTTTTTCTTTTTGTTCTTCTTCCTTTGACTCTTCTTCTTCAGACTTCTTTTTTTCTTCTTCATCTTCAGTCATAGGTTCTTCTTCATCTTCAGCCTTATCCTCTTCAGTTTTACCTGCGATAGTGGCTTCAACTTCATCCAGTCTATCCATTAGTGTTTGGATTAACTTCATCATGTCTTCTTGTGATACTTCAGATGTTTCAGGAGTCATGTCCTCGCCATCTTGTTTTATTGTATCATCTGTTTTCACTTCTTCTTTTTTTTTCTCTTCTACCATTTTTATATATGTATTAGATTTGAAACTTTCTGCACCTAGTTGAGCAGTACATATAGCATAAGCATCTACTTCAGGGTTATTTGTTTGAACTTGTTTAACACATCTCTTCCATTTATCTGAGTGTATATCTTTATCACCAACCTTCTCAGAACTTTCACTCTTAGCAACAACGCTAAAAGCCTCATTAAGAGCATATTGGTTACAAGGTTCGAAAACACTGCTAGTTTCTATATGACTAAAACCTGTTATATTGTCAACTGGTTCTCCATCTTTTGTTCTAGCCTTGATTGACCCTTCAGCAACTCCACCAACAGAACTTCCAACTCTCTTTCCTTGCACAATTTCTTGCCAAGCAGAATCATCGCTTACATAATCATTATATATTTTATTTAAATGTAAAATCCCTAGAGTTTTGGTTTTAGGGTGTTCTAACACTTTCCAAGCCAATGTTTTACCTATCTGTTTATTAGTGTGGTTATCCATAATAGGACCACCTCTGGACATATAAGTAGATTGTAACTTGATTAAGTCTTGTATTGGTATTCTTTCTTTTGCTTTATCTTTTGCATCAACCGAAGCCCAGCTTACGAATAATCTTTCTTCAGCATTCTCTACATTTTTCCTAATACTTTCTATATTATCAGTAGTTTCAAATAACTTGATAACATCATCTGTACTCTTTGTAGATGTTTCTGATTTCTTTATAAATAATACTTCGCTCATTTGAATTTCATTCGTGCTGCTTCAATAGCAGGTTGTAAATATGGTCTTGGTTGAGTACCATTTTTTTTTATGTCCTGAGCAATCGCCCAAGCAATCCGTCTTGATATTATATCGTCTTTAATCCCTAACTTCCTATGTACCCATCCATTAATCGCAACCACTGACGGCACTGAACCTGGATTCCTACCGAACTCTATTGAATCGGCATAAGGCATAGTATATACGATTTCTTTGTCTAAGAAATTTCTGTTGATATTCCCACTTTTTAAGAGCGAACCTTCATCAACTATTCCTTTTTCGACTATTATTTGTTGGGAGTTTGTAAATATAAAATCAACTACTTCATCCATTTTGTCATTAACAGCATTAGCAATATCTTCTGCATCAAATTTAAGTTTAAATTCAACCATTTTACTCCCTTGTAATTAATATATAAAGTTTTAAGTTTATAAATTTTTGTTTAAAGAATTATTCATAAAAAATCTTTACATCTTCTATAATATCGCCTTGATTAAGGTTAGTAACTTCAATACCTACCTTATCGAAAATATAAAAATAATCTGTTCTTGTTGTTTCTGGGGGTAGTCTTGATTCTTCTAGATTGTTGAAAGGATAAAATATATTTACTATATTATTTAGTTCTGTATCTATAATAGTCTCAAACTCGTTTGATATTATTTTAATCCTTGACATTGATGCATGATTTGTTTTTGCATAAACTTTTAAAATCTTGCCATTAATGTTTAAAGTCTTTCTTATGTTCTGTAATATTGGTCCTGTATTAACTTTGTTTATTACCATTTTTATTCTGTAAAATGCCCCTCGCAAGTAACAGAGAAACTAGTTAATCCCGTTAAATCATCTTGGATTAGAAGTTCTACTGCCTCGCCTTGTTCTAATCTAATTACTACACCGTGCTTATCTTGACCTGCATAAGTCAATCTCGCAGAAAATCCATATACACCTGATGGTGCTTTTTGGTCGTATTCTTTGTCGAATGCCAGTTCACCAATATTACCATTGGTTTTCACATTCCAAAAATGCTGGTTACACCCACTAGGGAACTTCTTTCTTAAAGATATTCCGTTAGTTAAAGCAGTTCTACCTCCAAATTTTCCATCGTCCATATCTGTTGCGTCTGTTATGTGCATAATAAATCTAGTTATATCAATAGGAAAAGTATAAGGGTTTTTTAACTCTGCTTTATAAACTGTTGTGCTACCGTCCTTATTTAATGCAGGGTCGTATTGAGTTACTGATGTTTCTGAAGCCTCAAATATACAAGGCACCAAAGTATCAAGAGTTAGTTCATTAACATCAACACTAATAATCTTTGCAAAAAATAACTGTGGTTCTCCATTCTCTGTTAGTAATATTATATAGTCATCTGCTGCTAATCCGTGTCCAGTTGTCATATTAATAGTTCTTGAATCTACTATTGTATCATCTGCAAGTGTTAGGTTCTCTTGTATAATTTTATTCATTCTCAAAGAAAGCGGTCTATAATGTGGACTTTTTATAAAAGTGTTTGTTTCAATTGCTTTTCTAATAGTAACATTGCTAATACAAACAGTATCTTCAGTATTAAATTCTAATATAATCCCGTTAAATGCTTTTGGGTCAAAATCCAATAAAGCACTATTGGGGTTTATATTTACAAAGTTCTTTGAATATCTCACGGTTTCACCACTACCTAATAATTTCACAGTTATATCTGTTCCAAACCCAACACTTAAATTATCACAACCTAGTCCAATTTGATGTGCATAAACAGTCCTGTGAAATAAAACCTTAATACTTTTCGGATTATCACTCGTTGTATTTTGTATTAAAGATTTCAAACTGTCAAATAAATCACAAACATCACCACTAAAATCTCCTATGTCAGAATTGTCAATGTCTATATCCTTGCAATAAACAGAATCACCATCAGCAGATGAAGGGTATTGGGCATTATTTTCTTGACCTGTCGAATCTACACTAACAACCCTTTTTGCTTCTCTAGTATCACTATGCTCATTCTTCTGAATATCCTCAAGACTTTTTTTGCTGAAATTATCTACCATTTTTTTATTATATATTTACACGACCAAAACAGGGACATGTCTTGTGTTTGGTCTTGGGATAGGTGATGTTTTATCTACTTTCCAATTCTTATTATTCATATTAGACACTTCTTGGATTATCTTTACTAAATTTTCCCAAGTAACACCCTTGCCAACTCTATTTTTTATTTGCTTTGAATCTTCGCCTGTACGATTATCGTTAGGCCCTAACCATTTGAATTTCCTTTCATCAAAATTGTCAAGTTTTTGATAGTTAGTCTTTCGTGCAGCTATACTAATTTTACTTGTTTCTGTTCTTGCTATTCTTCGTAATTGGCTGTCAGCATCTTTTAACTCTGTTCTCATATCTTTTACAAGGCTATCGATAGTGAATCCTTCTTT